TGATAAATAACTTGTTTCTTCCGTTTGATTTCCTTGTTTTTCTAAATAAATTATATCTCTATAAACATCTGGGAAATTAATAAAAATACAATCTGGCTTTCCAAACTTTTTTATATATTTAAAGATGTTAGATATAATTTCAAAATAAGATCCTGCTGGAATTCCTAAATTATAAAAACCAGAAACTTTTTCTTTTAATTTAATTTGATCATATAGTTGTTTTGCCCATATAAAATCTTGTGGTAATCCAACACCAAAAGTATTTGAACATCCAGCAAAAAGTAAATGTTTTCCTTCATGTTGATCTTTAAAGTCATCACACCTAAATCCATAGTTATTTAAATAATAAGTACTAGGATCATCACATAAATAATTTATTATATTTTCTTTTTGAAAATCATATGTCGGTCTTTGAACTGTAGAATTTGTTATAATTTTTTTATTTTTTATTGACCAATATGGAACAAAAAAATCATTAGGATTTACAGTTTCTGGATTAAACTTAAAATTATTTAACATTAAAATCCTTTATTTACAATTATAAAATTATTTTTCTGGACAACAGTTAAATGAATCTAATTGTACTGCAGTAGATCTATCTGTTCCAAATGAAAGCATTGCAGACTTAGTTGCTGGAACACAATTGGGTACTGGTTTTCCATCTTTACCTGGTTTCATACCACGTTGCACATAGCCTTCCCAACATGGGGCAGCCTTTTCAATTCCAAATACATCAGCAAACAAAGCCTTGTTTTTTTCACGTTCTGCAATTCTGCGAGACCAAGAAAATCCTGCATCTCCGCCCCAAGCATCCCACATAATACGACCATTAGATGGATTTGACGTGTTATAAAAATCTTTACCTTTTTTATCTACTTCATGACGAGAAAAAAAAGAATACATACGCTTTACCGTATCTAAAGATAATGCTCTTCCAGCAACAATGTCAGTTGCTCTACCCCAGCCTACAGGTGTACCAGCACCAGTTGCTTTTCCTTCTTCTTTCCATTTAAGCGCTCTACGAGCAGCAGCCTTCATGCCAGACGTTGGGCTATAAGTATCAGCCATTTTTCTTTTCCTTTGGCTTACCAGGCGTATATGGCTCTATACGAGACTTTATGCGACCATCTTTAGTCATGCGAACAATCCATCCATCTTTTATCTGCATTGGATTAAATGCATTCTTTGCTTTTTTCATTATTTAGCAAAGCCCCTAGGATCAAGGATGCTATTATCCCAAATAGACTTTGTAACTTTCTCTGAACTATATGTTCCACCTCTACGCTTATATTCTTGAACTACCCAAGAATTAGCGACAGCGCTTGGATACACATCAAATTTATCTTTTGCTGCTTGCACAACTCTAGCATAAAGTTGTGGATTTGATGGTCTTGATCCACCACTTCTTGGTTTAATAAAATCACCATAATTTGGTTTTTCTGCCTTGTCAACTGATTCGTAATCTTCTTCCATATTAGAGTTCTCCATTTCAGTATCTTTCATATCGGCAATTGTAGCATCCTTATACATCATTCCAATGCTATATGCTGTTGGTTTCCAGGTACCGTTTTCTTTTTTATAAATTCTAACAGACATTGCTGGATTTTCTGGTGGCATAGATTCTAAAGCATATTCTGATCCAGGTGTGCCTAGTGTTCCGCCTTCATTCATAATGTGTTCTACAACGCCATGTACCATGCCTTCAGTTGTTTGACCCATTACAAAACTTCCTTCGTATACCATCCTTTAATTATAACAGATATTCTGGTATACTATTATAGTTGAAAGGTAATAATGGCAAACATAGTCTTTTTAGGCAATTTTGAAGTACCATATAGTAGCGAAAATCATCACGCTAACTCTTTAGAATCTTTAGGTCATACTGTTTGTAGATTGCAGGAAAGAACAATTAAGGATAGTTTTGTTCTTGAACAAGCAATAAACAGTGATCTCTTTATATGGGTGCATACACATGGCTGGAACACTCCAGGAAGAATTGGTATGGGTTACGTGCTAGAAGAGTTAAAGAAGGCCAACATCCCCACAATGACATATCATTTAGACCTATGGCTTGGTTTAGAAAGACAGAAAGACTTAGAAGAGGATGACTTCTATAAAACAATTGGACACTTCTTTGCAACAGATAAATTAATGACTGATTGGTTTAATGAGAACACTAATGTAAAAGGACACTTCCTTCCTGCTGGAGTATATGATAAAGAGTGCTACATTCATCCAGACTATGATGTTCAAGACTTTGATTACGATGTGATATTTGTTGGTAGTAAAAGATATCACCATGAATATCCATACAGACCGCAACTAATAGATCACTTAAGAAATGTTTATGGTAAAAGATTTTTACATGTAGGTGGAGATGGTGATACTGGAACTGTCCGTGGAGATAAGTTAAATAGAATTTATGCTAAAAGTAAGATAGCAATTGGAGATAGTTTAAATATAGGATTTAACTATCCTTACTATACAAGCGATAGATTGTTTGAAAGTACTGGTCGTGGTGGGTTTACTATCTACCCTCGTATTAAAGGTCTTGAAGAATATTTTGAAGATGAAAGTGAAATTGTTTTCTATGAACATGGAAACTTAAAAGATTTAACAGATAAGATAGATGAATATCTTGAAGACAACCTTAGCAGGGAAGATATAAGATTAAATGGTCATGAAAGAACTAAACAAGAACATACATATATACATAGATGGGCAACTATACTAAAGGAGTTAAACATATGAACTTTATAGAAAGATCTGATATCGTATGGAAAACAGTTCCATATATCCGTCAAGGTGAAACTAAAAACTATGATTACAATCTTGAATTAAATGAGCCATTGGCAAGTTGGGATGTTTGGGATTATTGGGAAAAAGAAAGAATACATAGCATGAAGACTCACCTTAAGAAGGGTGATGTATTTTTTGATATTGGCACAGAATCTGGATGGTGTAATTTAGTTTATGCTGATATAGTTGGACCAGAAAACATGGTGCTTATTGAACCAACACCAGAGTTTTGGCCAAACATTCATGCTCTTTGGTATAAAAATTATTCAGTAGATCCGTTAGGAATGTATGCTGGATTGATTAGCGACAACACAACTGATACTCGCAAAGGTAGTGATCTTAATGCGTGGGGAGAAAATTATCTTGGTGCAATTATTGATCGCAATAAGTATGTCTATATTCATGACAATTCTGCAAACATACCTATGATTAAATTAGATGACTATGTTTCTGAAGTTGGCATTGTTCCAGATGTTTTAAATATTGATGTAGAAGGTGCAGAACTTCTTGTATTTAAAGGTGCAGAAAACACGTTAAGAAATAATAATTTAAAAATATTTGTATCAATTCATGATGATTTAGGTCTGCGTGATTACAATACATCACCTGAAGATACTATATCTTATCTAGAATCTCTTGGATATGTTGGAGAATTTCTAGCAAAAAATCATGAAGCACATTGGTATTTTGAAAAGAAATAAAAATGTTAACTGCCTATATTTATTCTAAAGATCCACTTGATTCTGCTAATGATAAATGGGATTACGGTCTATTAAAGCAAACATTTGAAAGAAATAAAATAGAAGAAGTTGTTGTTGATACATTGCCACAAGAAGAAAGAGCCTTTGTTGTTATTCCTGGACAAGGTAATGCTGGTAAAGAAGATAGTATAAATGATGAATTAAAAAATATAGGCAGAGTAGTTTTATTTATAACTGGAGATGAAGGAAATTTATTTGATATTGATAAAATAACGCATGAAAATATATCTATTTGGGTTCAATGCCCGACAAGAAAACATCAAAAATATAATAAACTTCCTATAGGTGCACCAAATCACATTAAAGACAACATTCCTGAATATACAGAAAAAACACATACTGCATGCTTTGCTGGGCAAATTACACACAATAGAAGACAGCAATTAGCAGACATAATGCCAAGTATTAAAGACTCTATTTATAAACCTACTGATGGTTTTGCCAAAGGCGATGAACCAAAAGAATATTATAAAAATTTGTTTAGTGCTAAAATTGCTCCCGCTCCTGCAGGCGCTGTAAGTATGGATTCATTTAGATTTTTTGAAGCAATTGAAATGCTTTGTCTGCCTATTGCAGACTTAAGAAACTCTAAAGGGCATAAAGATAATTTTTATCATTATATTTTTGATGAAACATTGCCATTTCCATCAACTAGTAATTGGTCAGAATTGCCAGAGATTATTAAATCAATATTAAAGGATTATCCAAACAATATGCATCGTGTAGTTTCTTGGTGGATTAAATATAAAAGAGATTTTGCAATTAAACTTATGAAGGAGATATATGCATAAGAATGACGTAACAATTATTGTTGTAACATCAGTTCTTCCAGATCACCCAGACACTTCTATCCTTGATGAAACAATTAACTCCGTAAGATATCATTTTCCTGATAACGAAATCATATTGCAGATAGATGGCTTGCGTGAAGAAAGACTAAATAGAAAAAATGATTATGATGAATTTAAAAACAGAGTGCTATGGAAATGTTTGCATGAATGGAAAAATGTTTTACCAATAATTTTTGACAAACATAGTCATCAAACAACAATGATGAAAGAAACAATTGGTTTAATAACTACATCAATATTATTGTATGTTGAGGGAGATGCTCCACTTGTTACTGAAGAGCCTATAGATTGGCAAAAATGTTTAGATATGCTTGAGTATAATGAAGCAAAAACAATTAGATTTCACTTTGAAGCATCTATTCCAAGATCACATGAGCATTTAATGTTTGGTCTTAGTGATGATTTTATGAAAACAGCACAATGGAGCCAAAGACCACACCTATCTTTAGTGTCTTATTATAGAAATGAGATTATGCCAAGAGTAAGGGATTATTCGTTTATAGAAGACATTATTCATGGTTCTATACAAGATGACATTTTGCCTTATGACGTATTTGATAAAGAAGGATGGGAAAAACATAAACTTTGGATCTACCATCCAAAAAATAATATTAAAAGATCTTACCACTTAGACGGACGCAGAGGTACAAGAAAATTTACATCAGATGATGAAGTATGGGGATATACTGAATGAGACTTGGAATTATTGCTAGATCAGATAATACTGGACTTGGATACCAAACAAAACAATTAACAGATATGTTAAATCCTAGCAAAGTAATGTTAATTGATTTTTCTCAACATAACAATAATATACAACATCCTGAGTGGTATAACGGATATGAAGTAATAAATGTTGTTGGTATACCAGACAGTAGAGATATCGACAGATTTTTAAAAGATATAGACGTTGTATTAAGTTGTGAAACATTTTACAACAATGACGAACTTATATTAAAGGCTAGAGATAAAGGAATTAAAACAATTCTTCAGTATAATTACGAACTCTTTGGAAACCTTTCAAAAAAAAATATGGCGTTACCAGATGTTTTAGTATCTCCTAGTTTATGGAAAATAGATGATATTGAGTTTCAATTTGGCAGAAAAGCAAAAGTAATTCATTTACCACCGCCAACAAACATAGGCCTATTTGACGGGGCTAGTAAAATTAATAGATCAAAAACTCATAATCGCATACTGCACATTGGTGGAAAACGTGCTGCACAAGATAGAAATGGAACTAACACAATAGTTGACATGTTAAGATATTCTAAAGCAGATTATGAACTAGTAATAAGGACGCAAACCAAACTTGATCTAAACTTTAATGATGATCGTATTGTATTAGATTATAATGATAGTGTAGATAGAGAGTCAATGTACGTTGGCTTTGATGCTATGGTCTTACCTAGAAGATATGCTGGACTATGCTTACCTATGAATGAGTCTTTGCTTAGTGCCCTGCCAGTTTTTATGACAAACATATCTCCAAATAACAAAGTTCTTCCAGAAAAATGGTTGGTAGAATCACATTTAATTGATAAGTTTAAAGCAAAAACTATGGTAAATGTTTATGAAGCAGATTTAAGAAAACTAGCAGAAATGATTGATAATTATGTTGCACTTAGTGATGAACAAAAAAATATTGAAAAAGAAAAAGCCTTATCTATAGGATATGAAAACTTCTCTCCAGAAGCACTACTGCCACAATACAATAAATTAGTCAATGAATAACTATTTTTCATAAATTGTTTTATTTTTAAACTGTTTAGATAAAAATAAATCTTTTAATTCTAAGAATGATCCACTTTCCGTTGATAGAAATGGATATTTTTTTTCCTCGTAGTTATAAGATAATGATGCAAAATTTTCTGATTTATAAACTTTAACATCTGACATTTCTTTTGACTCATCATTAGATATATTGCCATAAATAGATCGATATAACAAGTTATGATTCATTCTTAAAATATTATCAAATTTTTCTTTTGACCTCTTCATTGGCACATGTATTTCATAGTTTAAGGGATTATCAATACCCATCTGTAAAAGTTTGTCATGTGTTGTTTTTAATCTATTTATATAAGAACTTCTTCCAAGCACAGTTTCATAAGCATCAATTTTATTTTCTAGTGTGCCACTATAATATGAAACTATTGTATCAATTGGTTTAATAATAAAAAAATCATCATTCATTAAAACAAAATCATCTGGAATATCAGATGTATTGCATATTGCTTTAAAGTTATTAAAAGCATTTTTATATTTAGAATATTTTTGATTTACTGGTGCATACTGCCCAACATACCAATCTGGTTTACCACCAATTATCCATAAACTATCTACATTGCAATTTTTAACAACAGATCTTATAGAATAACGAAGTTCTTCGTTATCTCCATCTTTGCATATATATACAAAATTCATAATTACCTTTCAAAGACTAAAACTACTCTATCTCCAAAAATTAACTTTGAATTAATTTTTTGATCTAATTCATTTAGTTTAATATTTTTTTCATACTTTAATTGCCAATCATTTTTAATAAAAATATTTTTAATTTCATCTATTTTATTTAATTTAATAGAATGATTATCTATTTTGACAACTCTATCTTTTAGTTCATTATAATTTACTGTTTCTAAAACAAACATATTTAATGTTTTTATTTTTGTAATCATATTTAAAAAACTTAATGGATCTTTTAACAAATACAAAAGTCCAAAACAAGAAACAGAATCTATTTGATTCAAATAACATAATTCATCTATATCAATTGTCTCAATATCTTTACAAAGAAAGGTTATGTCTACATATGAATTATTTGCAAACATAACCTTTTCTAAGGATATATCTATACCAAAAACATTTTTTGCACCATGCTTTAATAATAAATTTGAGTAATATCCGTCTGAGCACCCAATATCTATTATATTTTTATTAATAAAAAATTTTGTAATATTTTTATTAAATAAAAATGCATGTCTTTTTTTGATAAGACTAGTAATTGTTTCCTCTTACTTAAGCCAGTTAACCATAGAATATCTTGTGCCATTTGTGACAGCATTAACATTATGGTTATATACATATGTTGATGGGAAAAGCAATAACTGGCTTGCTTTTGGTTTAATTGTTACACCAAACTTTGGAAAAACAATTTCTCCACCATCGTAATCATCATTAAAATAATAAACTAAAGAAATTTTTCTGGTATAAAAAAGACCATCATCAACATGATCAATAAAATAGTTGCCTTCTCCATATTTCATAATTTCATAGTCTTCTTTTTGAGACCAGGTTGGATGCCATTCTTCAGTATATCTATCAATATAAGACTTAAAATCTCTTTCAAGTCTTTGAAAAATTCTATCATGCGTTATTACTTCTAATGAAGGAGATACTTTGTCAAAATCTCCATGTCGCCTTACATTTCTAATGTACATGGTATCCATTGCTTTTCTACCATAGTCTTCAGCAATCTTTTTTTGATCTTTTGGCTGCCAATGCAGTGTTTTTTTAGAAACTAACTCTTCAACATCTCTAATATATCTTGGTCCATCTCCAACATTTTGATAAGACACAATTCCTGGAGCATGAACAATAGCATTGTTTTCTTGCGAGTAGTTTACAACTTTATTTACATCAATAACTGCATCTAGATTTTTTGGCAAAGCCTTGTCTACGTCAATAACCTCTTTAAGATCTGGAGGAATAATTTTTTCCATTTTGTTTCCTTTCTTTTTATATGGGGTGCTACATATATTATAGCACCCCACTTAAAACATAATTACTTTACTACCTTCTTTGCAGGTGTAGCCTTCTTTGCAGCCTTCTTTTTTACTGGCTTAACATTCTTCATTGCATTATCAACATCCTTTGCGATTGCATCGAACTTGCCAAATGCTGGATCTTTTGGATTTACTGCACGAAGAACTACTGGAACTAGAGCAGCCACTAGAGCAGCCCACATGTCCTTTGGATCGGTAATCCCTGCGGTATATAGTGCAACTATACCAGCAAGAACTGAACGTCCGTATGAGGCTGCTATAGCCTTTAGTTGTGCTTGATTCATTTATTCCCTCCTTTCTTATATCATATAAGTATACTATATATAATTTTAATATGTGTACTTATGTCGTTTTTTTAATTCTTTTTTAAATTTTATCAAATAAT